ATGGACGTCGGAAAAAGCGGCGCTCAGCCCGCCGAATGCCGCACGGCCGATTGCAACGCGCCCGAATGGGCCGAGCGCATGCGGCCCGCTCATGCGGGCGATATCGTCGTGATCGAATATCGCGACACGCGCGAGCGAATTGCGCCGAGCGCACGATAAGTCGTACGATCCGTACCGGAAGGCGAAGCTTGCCGTCACCGCAGCCCCAGGCGAGGGCGGAGGCACGACGGGAAGGCTGACCCGCGTTCGGAAAAACACCATTCGCCGTTCGGCAAACGGCCCGGTTTCCGGCTGCGCTCGGCTGCCGCTTGGTCGGCCGAAGCCGCGCGCACGCCGCGAGCCGGAAATACGCTCGCCGGCGGCCGGCGCGTGACGGTTGCCGCGGGTTACCGCGCGCGGTCGACTCGGCACCGGACTCGAACCGGAGGAGACAGATCATGCTGATCGGTGTGCCAAAGGAGATCAAGGTCTACGAATATCGCGTCGGCCTGACGCCGGCGGGCGCGCGCGAGCTCGCGCTGCACGGCCATCAGGTGCTGGTGCAGCGCGGTGCGGGCGCGGCGATCGGCTTGCAGGACGACGATTACGCGGCGGCCGGCGCGATGCTGGCCGACGACGCGGCCGACGTGTACGCGCGCGCCGACATGATCGTCAAGGTCAAGGAGCCGCAGCCGGCCGAATGTGCGATGCTGCGGCGCGGCCAGATCCTGTTCGCCTACCTGCATCTCGCGCCCGATCCCGATCAGGCCGCGGCGCTCGTCAAGTCGCGCGCGGTCTGCATCGCGTACGAAACCGTGCGCGCGCCCGGAGGCGGCTTGCCGCTGCTCGCGCCGATGAGCGAAGTGGCCGGCCGCATGTCGATTCAGGTTGCCGCGGCGCATCTCGAAAGCCCCGGCGGCGGGATGGGCCTGCTGATGGCGGGCGTGCCCGGCGTGCCGGCCGCGCACGTCGTCGTGATCGGCGCGGGCGTCGTCGGCACCTGCGCGCTGCAAATGGCGGCGGGCCTCGGCGCGCGCGTGACCGTGCTCGACACCAACGTCGATCGGCTGCGCGAGCTCGACCTCGTCTTCGGCAACCGAATCGCGACCCTCTACTCGAACACGCATGCGATCGACGGTGCGGTGCGCGGCGCGGACGTCGTGATCGGCGCGGTGCTGGTGCCCGGCGCGTCCGCGCCGCGGCTCGTCACGCGCGAGATGATCTCGAAGATGCGCGCCGGCGCGGTCGTCGTCGATGTCGCGATCGACCAGGGCGGCTGCATCGAGACATCCCACCCGACGACGCACGCGCAGCCGACCTACGTCGTCGACGGCGTCGTGCACTACTGCGTGGCCAACATGCCCGGCGCGGTCGCGCGCACGTCGACGTTCGCGCTCGGCAACGCGACGCTTCGCCATGCGATCGCGCTCGCGAACAAAGGCTGGAAGCGCGCGCTCGCCGATGACCCGTACCTGCGCGCGGGGCTGAATGTGTGCGACGGCCACGTCACGCACGAAGCGGTCGCGCGCGCGCTCGGCCTCGCTTACGTGCATGCGGACGAGATGCTCGATTGAATCGTTCAGACGGTCGGGTTCTCGCGTGTTCATTGTCGCCGGAGCTATTCGGTGCATCGCCGGCGACATGGTCTGACGGGGAGCCGGCCAACTGACGATGGATCGAGAAACCGGCATTTGAACTTGGCTAGAAGCGGACCTTACCGCTTAGCTGTCACACCCAAAATGTCGATAATTTACCTTATGTCAAATCACTGAAGCTAGCTGGAACTGGCATTTCTTTTGGGTACGCCGCTTGACTGTTAGTTTTGTCAGCTTGATTCGAGGATTTGTAAACATATTTACAAATCGTTACAGAATCTAACGCAGTCCTCCCCAATGAATGCCGCCGCTCCCCGTCACGGCGCGCTGCCTGATTTCCTCGCGCTGACTGACGGCCTCACCATCCGCCAAATTGCCGAAAAGCTCCGGTGTTGCACGCGGAGCGTTCGCAATTACATTGCCGGTCGCTCGCCGATCCCGTGGCATCGGGTCGAATTGTTGCGACTGCGTGAAGTCGAGGCAAACGCTTCGCAAGCGGCAAATCAAGCTCTTGCTGACGAAATCCCTGTCGAATCGACGATCGAGCTCGATCCGTCCACACCTGACGTGACGCCCGCCGAAATTCTCGCGTGGGTCGGCGTGCACGCGCCGCAGTATCTGTCGAGCCAAAGAAGCTTTCGCATGTACGTCCGCGGCTGGAACGTCGCCGACAAAATCCAGTTTTCAAAGGCGCAAGGCACGTTTGCCGCCATTCTGGCGAAATGGCGCTTCCTTGCCGTCGATTTGCCGCGGTCATGGAAGTCATGGCGATCCGGTGGCGTCTTCGCCGACATGGACTCGCCAGCATACCGCTGGCGCGGCAACGATCCATGACCACCCTCTTCTATTTGCTCGTGCGCCTGAAGTGTGAACGGTGTCGATCTGTCGTCGGATCGTCTCGCGCATTTCGAGCTCGAAGGCGACGCCCGGCAGGCGAATCCGCCAAATACGCTAGAATCCTCCGCCTGCCAATGATACGACCCCGATAGCAACCGACTGGCCAGGAGAGCATTGCACATGGATGAATACCGAACGCCCATCATTGATACCGCCATCTTCACGGACGGCGCGGACGCAATCGGCATCGGCCTGGATCACTGCCCCGCGTGCCACACGAAGACCCCCGGGTATCTCTTCCACGAAACGGGAGACGAGTCTTTCGCCTTGGCCCGAGCACAGAACGGAGCACTAAAGATGAACGGGATGGAGGTTCTCGTGCTGGAATGCACGACATGCGGTTACTTATTGATGTTCAACCGCGAGCGGTTCATGGAGCGCGTCGCGATTGCTGAGCACAAGCGGCTGCGCGTCAATGATGAGCAGGATCAAACGAAATGAGCACCAACGTTCGCCCCTTTCCCAACACCAAGCCCGGCAGACCTGTTGACTCATCAGGCTCAGGCGGCGATGATGGCGGCATGGAAACGCGCATTCAAGAACTTGAAAAGGCCACCACAGACATCCGCGAGCGTCTCGCGCGCATGGAGTCTGGGCTTGCACACGTCGCCACAAAGGCCGACGTCATGTCGGTAAAGACTGACGTTATGTCGATGGAAGGAACGCTGCTCAAGTGGTTCATCGGCACAGCTATTGCCCTTGCCGGTCTCGCATTCGCAGCCGCCAAATTGATTCATTGACGCAGCCCCGAGACTGCCCCGGAAGCCCCGCCTCATGCGGGGTTTTTCATGCGCCATCCACCGCGCAACAGATTACTTCCCTACCTTCCGAAAATGCGACCGGTGCCGGTCCGTCGTCGGGTCGTCGCGCATTTCGAGCTCGAGCGCGGTCGTGAAGCCGACGTCGCCGATTGTGTGCGTTGCCTTCTTCACGAGCCATGGCGTTTCGTCGATTTCCGGTTTGAAGCCCGACACCGTAACGGGCATCTCCGGGAACAGCTCGGCGCGGCCGCGCGCGAGCGTGTAGCTCATCGTCGCCTGGCTGCGCTGCATCCGCTTGAATTCGGCTTGCGCGGCCGCGCGCGCTTCCGCCTCCGTCGCATAGTCTTCGGGCAGCACTTTCACGTTCTTGTTGTTCTCGCCGCCGACGATGACGGACTTGCGCTTCGCCCGCCCGTTCGAATGGTAGTGCGCGCGCACGGCCGCGTAATTCTCGCGCTCCGAGACGTGATACCGATGGCCGTCGCCGTTCGCGCGCGTCAGTTCGAGCACGTCGAGCTGCTTGCCGCTCGCCGTGCGGCCGGTGCCGACCGGCATGAACAACAGGCGTAGGTCTTTCACGTTCATCACGGCGTCGTAGCGCTTCGCGAGGCGCGTGAGAAACGACATGTCCGATTCGTGCGTCTGGTCGATGTGCGCGATCAGGATTTTGGCGAGCGCGTCGCCGACGGTCGGCGAGAGTGAGTACCGGCCGGCGATCGAGCGCACGATCGAGCCGATCGTCTGCCGATGCCAGCTCTTTTCGCGGCGCTCCTGCATGCCGCTCGTCATCGCGGCCGAGCGCGCGCGCACAGTGATGATGTCCGGGCTGCCGCTGTGCTCGACTTCGTTCACGACGAAGCTGCCCTTGTCGACGAGCGGCTCGCCAGCCCATCCGATCGACGCCTTGATCGTGGCGCCGCGCTTCGGAATGTCCAGATCGTTTTTCGAGTCGTCGAGCACGATATCGATGGTGTCCGCCTCGTCGGAGCGCGACTCCGAAATCGACAGCGACACTAGCCGTGGCGCGAACAGGCGCGACAGATCGCGGCCGCCCATCGAAATGCGGTAGTCCGGCTGCGGATGCAGGCGTGCGACGCGCGGCGCGTCGTGCGAATCCGTCCTCGTGGTGCGTTCGTTCGTCGACGTGGCCATCAGCGCTTGTCCTTCCGCGTGTTCTTGTCGCGCGCCGTGCGCAGCACGTCGTCGTCGACGCGCTCGATCGTGAGCTGAAACTCGATCCGCCGCGGCGTGCCGTCCGCTGTGTGGTAGCTCTGCGTCTCGTTCAGCTCGGCAATGACGTAGGCGCCGTAGACGTTGCCGGCGCCGTCGACGAGCACGTACGCTTCGCCGGTGTCCGCCATTGCGGCGAGCTCGCGAATTGACGCGATCGAGCCGAACGTCTCGGGCGCGACCAGGCCGTTCAGCGTGATCGTGTCGTCGCCGACGCCGGCGAACTGGCGGCCGTCGCGCGCACCGACGCGCGAGCTCGTCGGATGCTTCCACGTGCGCCGCCGCTGTAACTCGCGGAACGGCGCGCTCGTGAGACTGAAAACAAATTGGTCGAGGGACATGAGCATGCGTGACTCCGTGTGCGTCAGTCCGACAGGCGCGAGCCGATGCGCGACTGCTTCGCGCGCTCGCGGCGATCAAGCGCCGCTTCGACGGCGCGCGCGATCGCGTGCGGATCCTGCCCGGCCTGCGGGTAGATGTTGATGACGATCGGCGATGCCGGCGCGGCCGCCGAAGGTGCGGCGGTTGCCGCCGCGAGCGGCGCGCGGCGGTCGATAGGCACGGTCGGCTGCACGAGCGGCGTCGTGGGTGTCGCGAGCGCCGGCGTGCCGAACGATGCGACAGCCGCGGTTGCGAGGCCGAGCGCCGCTTTCGCGACGCGCCGCTGCTCGCCCTGCATGCCGAGCGCCGCGCCCTCGCCGACGAAGCCGCCGAGCGCGGCGAATACGCGGCTCGGGCTGTGAATGCCGAGCTTCTCTTTGAACCAGCCCACGGTGCTGTTCGCCATATTCGAAATCGCGTCCTTCACCTTGCCGAGTCCGCTGCTGATGCCGCCGACGAGCCCGTCGACGAGGTGGCCGCCGAACTCGGTGAATTTCGCGGGCAGCTCGACGCCGAACAGCGACAGCACGCCCGCGAACACGCGGTAGAACATGCCGAGCGGCGACCAGTTCAGGATCAGCGCGCCGAGCGCCGTGAGCCCGCCGTTCAGTGCCGCGCGCGCGTCGCCCATCGCTTCGACGAACAGGCCGGCGAGCCCGCCGAGCGCACGGCCGAGCCATGCGAGCGGCGCGAGTGCGGCGCGCAGCACCACGCCGAGCACCGCACCAAACCCGCGGCCGGCCGCCGCCGCTGCGGACAGGCCATCGGCGCTCGCGCGCGCGGGCGCGAAGAGCTTGCCGAGCCAACCGGCCGCCGTCGACAGCGCACGGCCCAGCCAGTCCCACATCGGTTTCGCCGCCGCGAGCGCACGGCCAAGCGGCTGCAACGCCGCGAGAAATGCGCCGCGCATCGGCGCGAGCGCTTTGCCGATCGCCGCGAGCGCGCCCGCGACGAATGCCTTAATCGGCCCCCAATAGCGGTAAATCAGCAGCGCGGCGACGGCGAACGCCGCGGCGTACAGGCCGATCGGCGTCGTGAGCAACAGGCGCCCCGCTCCCATGGCGGCCGCGCCGAACATCCGCCATGCGGCCGCGCCGATACCGAGCGCGCGCGACAGAATCCCGCCTTGGATACCGAGCGTCGCCATGCTGAAACGCACCACGGCGAGCGGGCCGAGCACGCCGGCGAGGACGATCGTGAATGTGCCGAGCACGGCGAGTAGCGCGGCGAAAGCGGCCACGAGCGCGACGATCACCTTCGTCGCTTGCGGATGCGCCTGAATCGTCTTCAGCAGGTTGTCGGCAAGCGCGCGTGTCTGGTCGAGCGCGGCGTTGTACATCGGCGCGATGCGCTCGCCGATTTCGTTCAGCAGGTCGCGCAGCTTCGCGCGTGCGTCGAGCTCCTTGCCGGGCGTCTGTTCGGACGCGAGCTTGTGCATTTCGTCGATGCCATACGCGCCCGTGTTCAGCTTCTCGTTCTTATGAATCTGGTCCCGCTGCATGACCATCGTCGTCGCCAGGTTCGCAGCGGTGCGGTTGGTGAATACGGTTGCGATAACGTCCTTGATCTTGTCCGGATCAGTGATCCCCTTCGCGGCGAGCTGCGGCAGAAACACCTTCTCCAGCCATTCGAGCGGGGACGCTCTCAGCAGGTCGCTGCCCTTCAGTGCGCCCGTCTTGAAGTGGTTGACCTGCCCCATCTTGTTGTACTCGATCCCTTCTTTCTTGATGAGGCCAAGGTTCACCAGTTCGCGCGCCGCTTTGACCGTCGTTTTACCCTGATAGACGTTGTTGTACATGGACATGAGACCTGTGCCGACCGCGTGCCCGCCCATTTCCTGAATCAGCGGCTCCATTTGGTAATAGAACGCGTCCTGGCGCATCTGCTTCGCGGCGACGCCGCCCGTCTGGATGAAGTTGCGCCACTCGTCGCCGCCGACGCGGCCGCCTGTCGCCGACAGCACCTTTTGCACCATGTTCGCCTCGTTCCTGAACGTCGCTTCGTCCTTCGTGCCGCCGCGCAGCTCGATCACTTTCAGCATGTTCATGAACTTCTCTTCGTTCGCGTGTGCGTCTTCCGCGCCAAACATCGCTTCGTTTGCGAACTTCATCTTCGCCAGCGTCGGCATCACCATCTGCGCGTGATGCTCGTCCGCGAAGATCGACAGCGCATCGCGCATCAGCGTCATGTTGTCCGACGTGCTGACGCCCATCATCTTCATCGAACGGACGTACTTCTCGGCGTCCTTCGTCGCCTGGTCGCCGAGGCCGAGCGCCGTGATGCGTGCGCGCTCGTTCTGGATCTTCTTCGTCTCGTCGAGCGCCTCGCGCAGATCGCCGAGCGCGTGCGCGCCGGTCGAGCGCGCCGCGTAACCGCCGATCGCCATCCCGCCGGCGACGCCCTGCATCGCCTGCATCTTGCCGCGCGCCGCAGCGAGCTTTCTTTCGCGCTCGCTCATCACTTCGAGCTGGCGGGTCTGCGCCTGCATCGTCGCCGTCGTCTGCGCGATGTTGGCGCGCAGCGTGCGCTCGTGCGCGGCGAGATTGCGCGTGTCGATGCCGGTCTGCGAGAGCTTGCCGCGCATCTCCTCGAGCGCGATCGTCTGCTTCTTCTGCTCGGCGCGCAGCTTCGACGCCGCCTGGCGAGCACGCCCCAAGTCGGCGATCATCTGCCGAGACGGCGGGCCGAACGCGCGCAACGAGCCGGCGAGTTGCTTCACATGGCCCTGCGCGGCCGACAGCTTCGTCGACGTTTCAGCGAGCCCGGATCGCATCTCACGAAACGACGCGACGGCCTTCTGCTGCTTGCCGAGCTCGGCAAGCTCGCCGCGCGTCTGCTTGAGCGACTGCGCGAGCCCCTTGTTGCTGTTCAGCACGTTCTTCAGGGGCTTCGTCCAGTTGTCGATCATGTCGAACATGACGCGCAGTTTCAGGGCGTTGTCCATCGTTACTCGTTTCCGCTACGTATCCGGGCGCGCTCGCGCCAGTCCATCAATTCGGCCAGGGCGAAGCCGTCCATATCGCGCGGCGTCCAGCCGAACACCGTCGCGATATCCGCCATCGCGTCTTCTACGCGTTCGGGTATTCCATGCTCGCTTTCAGCGCCTTCGGCATCAAAAAACCCGCGAAGATGCCCCCCAATGCAACGAGGTCGGCCGGGTCCATGTTGGCGACGTCGAACTCGGTGAGCGTCGGCGTGCTGATGCGCGGCAGCACCTTGCGCAGCGCGTCGACATCGAGGTTCACGAGCGCGGCGAGCGACGTGCCGCGCAGCGCGCCGGCCGCCGGCTTCTGCAGCGTGACCTGCGCAATGGTCTGCTCGCCGCGCACGATCGGCGTGTCGAGCGTATGCGTATTTGGCGTGGTGTTGTCTGACGCTGCCGGCGCAGTGGTGCGCGCGTCAGCGCCGTGCGTGTGGCGGCCGTCGAAGGGCGGCACGAAGTGGTTGTGATAGCCGTCCACGGCGCCGTTGTTGCCGTCCGCGATAGCACCGTGATTGTGTTGGCCGGTCGAAGCATTGTGTTGATGCATGGTGGTTTCCTTGTGTCGATATGAAGTGATTCGCCCGCGTGCAACGGTCGCGGGCTCGCTGTTACAGGCCCATCGCGCGGCGAAGGTCGGCCGCAAGGTCGATGCCGTTGATCTTCTCGACCGCGTTGATGAAGTCGAGCTCGATGAGGTCGCGCCCGTTCACGGTCAGCTTGTAGTAGCTGGCGTTGGTCGTGATCTTGAATTTCGTGTCTTCCTTCGCCTTCGCGGTGCCCATGTCGATTTCTTCGTGCCGGCCCTTCACGACCACTTCAATCTGGTCGTGCTTCTTGCTGTCCTCGCGCCGATAGCCGCCGGAAAAGCGCAGCAGCACGCCGTCATGCTGCACGGCGCCGTACTGTTCGAGCACTTCGACCATGAAGCCGCCGCACGTCCATTCGAATTGAATCTCTTCGCTGCCGAAGTCGACTTTCACGGGGCCGGTCATGCCGCTGCCCTGCCACGCTTCCATCTTTCGCTTGAGCTTCGGAAGAACGAGCTCGTCGACTTCGCCGGCGAAATTCGCGCCGTTGTGGAAGACGTTGAAGCCCTTGAGTTTTCGAGGCATACCCATTGCGTTTGACTCCTGTTAGCCCGCCACGCGCGCCGGGAAATCGGCGAGGTAGCGGTCGGTGATGCGCTGGCGCAGCACCAGGTTTTCGAGAGGCGGAACCGGCGTGAAGTCGTAGTCGATGTACGCCTTGCCGGACGCAAGCACGTCGGCGGTGTTCGGCTCGGGATCGATCCAGGCGCCGCCGCCGATCAGATAGCCGTTCGTGGTCTGCTGCCGGAACCAGCCGTTGATGCTCTCCACGATGTCGCGTGCGAGCGACGGGTTCAGCGGACCGTCGACGACCGGCATCTGAGCCTCCGCGATCGAATCCGCCGCGACCTGCGCGGTGCGCGCGTAGTTCTCGAACGCGAACTTCGGATCGTCCGAGCACGTGCGCGAGCCCCAGAATCGGAAGCCGTTGCGGTTCACGAGCGTCGTCACTTCGTGCTCGTTCAGATAGCCCGCGTCGGTCGCCGGGTCCTGCAAGTCCCACGACACGTCGGCGCTGATGCCGGTGACGCCGTTCACGACGACGTTCGACAGCGTCTTGTGCCAGCCCGTGTCGTTGTCGATCTTCGCGCGCAAGCCGGCGGCGATCGCCGGCGCCGGGATGACTGCCGTCGAATTCGTCGTGTCGTCCCAGCCGAGCCAGTCCGGCCAGATCACCATGATTTCGCGCTGGCCGAACTGCTTGCGGTACGCGGCGGCTTCTTCCTTCGTCTTGCAGCCGGACGCCGCGACGTACGCCATCGCGCGCAGCGACTGCGCGGTCGACGCGAGCGCGGCCGCGACGGGCTGCGTATCGAGGGCGGGCGCGGCGAGGATGCGCGGCTTGACGCCGAGCGCGGCCTGCGCGGCGAGCAGCGCCTTGATGCCCGTGTACTTGCCTTCCGGCGTCACGGTGCCGATGACGTTCGAGGTCGTCTCGGCTTCGTCCTTGCCTTCGGCGACGCGCACGACGACCGTGAGCGGCTTCGTCTGCTTGCCGATCGCGTCGAGCGTGCGGCGCAGCGTGCCTTTCTTGCCGGCCTTGCCGAGCGCGGCGACAACGTTCGTCAGCAGCACGGGCGTGTTCAGCGGAAAGGCGGTCGAGTCGGCGTCGCCCGCGGTGCAGACGACGCCGAGCACGGCCGTCGACACCGAGCGAATCGGTCGGCCGCCTTCGTTGATTTCGATGACGCGTACGCCGTGGTGGTAGTCCTGCGGCATGGTGTGCAACTCCTGTTACATGGAAAATCGGGAGGGTTCCCGGTGATCGGCCGGTGTCAGGCCGGGGCGTGTTCGGTGTCCGCCTGCGCGCTGTCGCCGGCGGCCGCCGCATCGGCGGACGGCATGCCTTCCGGCGCGATCGGCTCGGGCGCGGGCGGCACGTAAGGCGCGGGCGTGTCGGGCCACGCGATCGCGTCCGGGAACGTGTCTTTCTGGATCGCCGCGACGAGCGCCATCTGGTAGGCCGACCAGGCTTTGAAGTAGTACGTCTGCTCGTCGTCGAGCTGGCCCGCCGCGTAGGCGTCCGCTTTGCCGAGGTTCTCCCGGCGCGCGATCGCCAATCGCCGTTCGAACTCGGCCATCGCGGCGTCGCGCTTCTCGCGCGCGATCAGCTCGGGCGGCACGGCCCACGCGCCGTCGATCCATGCGTGCCGGTCGGACGGCCGCGGCTCGGTCGTGAGGCCGAGGTCGGCCGGCGTCTTGCCCGCGATCGCGATCTCGACCGGCTCGCCCGTGTCCGTCCGATAGCAGACGCGGCCGCGGTAGTCGGGCAGCAGGAACCACGCGCCGTCGCGATAGAACGGCCACGTGGTCGGCGTGCGCGCCGGCGGCGCATCGAGCGTCGCGGACGCCGGGATCAGCCAGCGGCCGTCGTTGCGCGGATCGGCGTCCGGCTGGCCGCTGCTCTGGTATTCGCCCGTCGACGGGCTGTAGTGGTGAATCAGCATGGTTCGTTTGTCTCGTGGTTAGTAGGCGCGAATCAACGCGAGCAGCGCGACGTTGCGCGGGCGCGATTCGTCGCCGCCGTCGGGTTGAACCGTGATCGCGTGCGCGTGCCTGCCCGCGGCGCCGATGCCGACGGCGTGGCCGTGATTGCCGTTTCCTTCCGTGTTGAACTCGTGGTTGTGGCTGCCTGCCGGGCTGGTGAGGAACCACTTGTTGTCCCAGTCTTCCGTTTGCGCGCCGAAGCGGTCGTTCTCACCGTTGGTTCCCCACGGCGGAGTGAACGTCCGGTCGTTTTGCCCGAATGGCACGATGTGCTGATGGTCCCCGACTCCGCCCGTCCAGCCGTGGTGCCCGTGCCAGCCCTGCACGTCGGTCCACGCGGTGTGGTTGTGATCCGGCGCCTCGCTCGCCCCGGCGCCGTGCGCGTGCGTGTGGTTCTGGTCGCCCTGGAACGCGCCAATCTGCCGGCTTGCGTCGACGCCGCCGCGTGCATCGGACCAGCATCGAATGAACTCGCCGCGCAGCTCGGGCAAACGGAACGTCGCCGCCCCGTCGCCGGTTGAGAAGCAGCCCCAGCGATCCTTCATCCACTCGTCGTCGGACACGAGCGCGCCGCTTGCCTGCGCATACGCCCACAATTCCGGGTAGTCGGCGCGGTTCACGAGCACGCCGTTCGCCTTGAGGAAGCCCGGCCGCACGGTCGTGCGCGGCTCGAAAACGATCTGTCCAATCGTCGTCGTCGACAGGACGGACCGAACCCACTCCGTCGTCGCGAGGCGCGTCGAACGATCGGCCGCCGGCGGCGTTGGTCCGGTCACAGGTTGATCGAACACGGCGAGCGTCGGCGTGAAGCGCAGCACCGAGCTCGTGTTGCACGTCACGCCGAATGCACCGTCCGCGATGTGATAGAGGCCGGTATCCGGCGCGCCATCGTTGGCGAACGTGAGCGAAGGCGCGGACGGGCTGCCTTCGGCGAGCACGAGCCGCTTACCCGGCGCGAACGCCACGTCACCGCCCACCGTGCCGCCCTTGCTCCTGTCGAGCGGGTCGAGGTTGCCTTCGTGCCACGCAACTCTTCCGTCGATGCGGAACGTGCGGCTTGCGAATTCGTAATGAAACGAGCCGAGCGTCGGCGACCACCAGCCGACCCCGCTCTTGCTCGCGTAGTGATAGCCGTCGAGCGGGCCGAGCCGAATGTGGGCTTCCGAGGCGCCTTGGCCGACACTCAGGTCGCGAGCGACATCGACGGCTCCGCCGAATGCGGCGCCCGATCCGTTGCCGTCGATGATCACCTTGCCGCTCGTGAGCGACCACGAAAACGGCCGATAGTCGTTGTACGTGCCGTTCGCATCGCCCTTTTTCGTCGACAGCAGATAGACGCTCAGACCATCGTTGCGCATGAGCGCGCCGTAGCCGTCGCAGACCGCGCGGAAGTGGCCGCCCGCGCCCCCGGCATCGATCGCGCGCGCCGTGACGCCCTCCGACGCGTCGATGCCGCCGCGCACCTGCAGCGCAGTCTTGCCGTCGTCCTCCCGGTCGCCGATCAGCACGCGGCCGCCGGACGTGAGGCGCACGGCGCGTTTCTGCTTCGCGTCGCTGCGCGCGTCGTTGTTCGTGCCGTCGTTCAACCAGATGTCGAAGTACTCGCTGCCCCATGCGCCCGATCCGAAGCCGGCGCGATACGACGCGACGAGGCGCGGGCTCAGGTCAGGCAGCGAGGCGTCGCTGAACGTGGCGAACAGGCGGCCCTTGCTTTCCTTGCCGGCCCCGGCTGTCTTCGGCGACACCTCGACTTGCGCCGTGCGGTCGTCGACATCGGCGACGACGCGCACGCGGCCGTCGAACGTCGCGCCCGACAGCGCCGCGTAACGCCGCTTCGCCGTCTTCGGCGTGACGGCGCGCGTGTCGTCGTCGCCGGCGTCGACTTCGGCCTGTGTGGCGAGCTCGACGACGCCCTTGCGCTCGGTCGTCGCCGGCGGATTCAGGAACGTCGCCGGCCCGAACTCGAGCTTCGCCGCGTCGATCGTCGCGAAGACGACGTCGGTTGCGAGCAGCATCATTGCCGCGGGCGATTTTTCGAGAATCGGCGTGTCCTGCACGTAGACGGCGAACAGCACGTCGTTGTCGAGGTAAAGACCGAACGCGTACAGCGAGTATTGATCGTTCGAATCGTCCTGGATCACGACATGCACCGTGTCCGGCGCCACGTTGTCGCCGCCGAACGTCGTCACACGCTTGCGCTCGCTCGGCATCGCCTTCATGCCGCGGTCGAATGCGAACGGCGCGGTGCCGAGCCCGATCTCGACGACGCGACGCGCGGTGGTGCCGGTGTTGCCAGGGGCGACGAGTGCCGCCCGGCCGGCGTCGGTGAGGTTGATGAGGGTTCCAGCCATGTCAGATATCCGTGAGGGACAGCCGGCGATAGATCGCCGCGCGCGCGCCGGCGCCGATGCGCTGCGTGCCGGCCGCGTTGAAGCCCTGCGTGAACGTGTAGTGCGCGGTGCCGCGTTTCGCCCGATCGACTTCGGCGATGATGTCGGCGACGTATTCGACGGTCGCGGGGATGCCGTCGCGCGTGCCGACCGTCATCAGGATTTCGAACGTGCCTGGCCGGCCCTTCGGCGTCTTTTCGAACCATTCGCGCATTACGACGTTCGCGCCGAACGACGCGCACACGTCGCGCACGGCCGCGGCCGTGCCTTTCTTGCGCGCGATCCGAATCGCCGCTTTCACGCGCGCACGCTTCACCTGCTCGGGCCAGTAGTCCTTCCACGTCTCGACGCCGAGGTGCCACGCGAGCCACGGCAGGAACCGCAGCGGGATCGTGTCGGGATTCATCAGCGTCCCGATGTCGACTGGAATCTCGCTGATACGTGCGTTCGTCTCCGCGATCCGGCGTTCGAGCGCGGTCGCGTTCGGGGGCAGCAGCGAGGTTGCCAACTTAGTCATCCGCGACCCCGCCGTCGATCAGTTCGATTCCGGTGCAGTACGGCGCCTGCTCGGCCGTCACGGGGACGCCGCCGGCGGGCGAGTCGAGCAGCACCTTCTGCACGCCGGCGACGCGCATCGCCGCATGCAGGCCATCGACCGTGATTTCCATGCCGATGCGCCGCATGTCCGCCGCGAACTTCGCGGTGCGCTTGTTCGCTTCGGCGAGCGCAACGGCGCGATCGGGGCCGGAGAAGAAGCGCAGCGTCGCGCGGATCGCGTACGGCACGACTTTCGCGCTCTGCACGATCACCTGGTCGGTCTGCGGCCGCACGCCTTCCAGCGCCTTGCGCACGATGCCGATGAGCGCGTCGCTCGCCGTGCCGTCGCCTTCGCGCGACAGCACCGTGACGACCATCACGCACGGTTCCGGACTGCGGGCGGACGCGGACAGCACGCGGCCGTCCGCCGCGCGCGCGTGGAACACGTACGCCTCTTCGGGGCCGGCGACGGAGAAGCCGCGCGGCGCGAGCTGCACGCGCTCGCGCAGACTGTCGTCGTCTTCGTCGACCTGCTCGACGTCGTGCTCCGGATCGGCCGCCGTGATCACGAGCCGCTCGACATCGAACAGCGCGGCGATGTGTTCGAGCGTCGTGCCGCGGGCGTACGCGAGCAGCACGCCGCGCGACGTGTCGTTGATGAGCTGGCGCAGCAGCACTTCGCGATAGGCGTTCTCCTGTAGAACGCGCGTCACGGGCTCCGACTCAAGCGCCAGCGTCGCGGCGATTTCCGCCTGGTGCTCGACCGGATACAGCGATACGAGCCGCGCTTTGCGCTCGGCGAACAGCGTCTCGAAGTCGACCGGCTCGACGATATCCGGGGCCGGAAGCTGCGAAAGATCGATGGGCGTGCTTCTCACGATGCGCCCCCGTTCGACAGTGGCACGCGCAGCGAGGCGAGCTCGTCGCGCTCGTCCGTCCATCCTTCGATGTCGACGAACTGCCGGCCCGCGAACGCGTCGGTGGCGGCCGCCGAAATCTGAATGCGCGTGACCGTCAGGCGAGGTTCCCATCGCATCAGTGCGGTCGCGATCGCCGCGAAGAGGCGAATGCGCGTCGCGCCATTGGCGGGCGCGTCGATCAGGTCGGGCAGCTCCGAGCCAAACGCGCGGCGCTGGATGCACGACGCGAGCGGCGTCGTGATGATCTTGCCGATCGACTGCGCGAGGTGATCGAGCCCGGAAATTGAGCGGCCGGTGACGGCGTTCATGCCCCTCATAGCGGCTGGCTCACTTCGGCCGATTCGCCACGCGCCTGGTGCGTGTGGTGCGGCACGCTCTTGCCCATCGAGCGCACTTCGCCTGTGAAATCGGCCGCACCGTCGATGCGCATCACGTTGCCGTCGCCGGCGCTGCCCGTGCCCGTCATGCCAGACTCGAACGCAAGCGGCCCTTTTACGAGCAATGCGCCCGTGCAGGTCGTCTGCTCGGCGTCGAGCGTGACCGATGCGGCCTTCACGGTCGCCGATTCCGTCTCGACCGTGATCGACACGGGCGCGACAACGCGCACGGTCGCGCCGGCGGGCAGCTCGGCCGTGAGCGCATGGGCGTCGTGGTCGTAGCTCACGCGCGCGCCGTCCGCATAGATTCGGGTGTGGGTATTCGGCCGGTTGTCGGGCGCGGGGAACGTATCGGAGAACACGCCGCGCAACACGACACCTTGCGCAAGGTCGCCCATCGCGCCGAGCACGACGACCTGCTCGCCCTTCGTCGGCGGCGACCACTCGCGCGTGTTACCGGCCGTCGGCGCGAGCCAGGGAATCCAGTTCGTTTGCAGGCCGTCGTCGTCCGACTCGCCGACCGACACGCGGCAGAGGCCCGCCATGTGGTCGACATCGAGAATCGAGCCTTTGCGCACGACGTTGCGTGCTTGCCGTTGAATTTCGTTCGCATCCATACCGGCAATGGTGCCGGCCGCTCGCGCGTGATGCGAGCGTTCGCCTTTGTCGTGCTGCCGGGTACAGCGCGCTCGTGATCCGCGCAGTGAAACGTGCGTTGACAATGGCCGCTCGATACACGCAACGATGCGCGCGGCGCTCGCCGCGCGCGCATTTTTTACTCTCGCAACACGATGACGATTCAACCTACCGACGCCGCGCCCGCGGCCGATCTTGCCCCGCTACTCGACCGACTTCACGCAATGGACGCGCTCACGCTGGCGCGCATGCTGCCCGACGCTTCAATCGATATGGTGTTCACCGATCCGCCGTATTCGTCCGGCGGACTGCACACGTCGGCGCGCACGCGACCGCCGAGCGAGAAGTACATCAACAGCGGCACGAAAGCCGCCTACGTGGACTTCGAGAGCGACAACATGGACCAGCGCGCGTGGGCGTTCTGGTGTCACGCGTGGCTCACGGAATGCCGGCGCGCGTTGAAACCGGGCGGCCTGCTCGTGTGCTTCATTGATTGGCGGCAGCTTCCGACGCTTACCGATGTCGTGCAGGCCGCCGGCTTGATCCTGCGCGGCGTCGCAGTATGGGACAAGACGCCCGGCCGCGCGCGGCCGCGGCGCGGCGGCTTCGCGCAGCAGGCCGAGTTTGTCGTGTGGGCGAGCCGCGGCGCGATGCGCGACAGCGACGTGTACCTGCCGGGCGTGTTCCCCTGCCGCCTGCCGCTGCCGAAGCGCCACGTCACGGAGAAGCCGCTCGAAGTGGCGCGTGAGGTCGTGCGGCTCGTGCCGGTCGGCGGCGTCGTGTGCGACCTGTTCGCGGGATCTGGAACGTTTCTCGCCGCGGCGCGCGAGGCCGGTTTGCACTGGATTGGATGCGAAACGAATCGCGCATATCGTGCGATCGCATCGCGGCGCTTGGGAGTATCAAGCGATTCGGCGTTTCACGCAGCGCAACTGTAGCAGCTTGTATTCGAAACCTGCTCCGCTTGCAGTCGATGCGGTTTCCGGCTCGATTTGCTTGCAACAACTAACGTAGGGAGCGCCGCTTGCATTATCTACAACTGTGCTTGGAGTCACCTTGACCTACATGGAAAGGAATCACGTAGCGCAGACACCAATATTATGCTTGCAGGCTCGTTCCAGTCTTTGGAGTGTGCGTTGACATAATTGACGTAGATAGCGGCAAGCTGCCTGTATGACGTCGTTCCAGATATGCAAAATAGACGTGCGTCTCTATTGTCCAAATCCTTTGCGAACATTGTGTGAAGAATGTCACTATCCACAAACCCGGCTATGTAACCACCGCACGTGGCACCATAACTTAGTGTCTCGCGAGACTGATGGCCGTTGAAAGTCGACTCAAACGCAACGCACTCGTCCTTCAATTCAACCGCCTTCCATATTTCAGAGGTGGCAGGATCTGAAATAGAAATGGCGATAAGAGGGGCGAGTGCGTTAAATACATTCATTCAATTTGCTCCAGCGACGTCGAAGTCGCTGGACTTGCCCCTGCATGACCGGACTTACTTACTAAGGGGGCAGACTGTAAAACTAAATGATCTTGCTACCTGGCAATCCACGATTGGCATCATCGCGCTGCCAACCGCAGATTGCGCAGCCGTTCCACGTGTCGAAATTTTCGTCGCCGCACCGTGGGCAGCGCTTTTTTCCTATGCAGTCGTCGCAATCTCGTATTTGAACAGTTGGACTGATTGATTTGAATCCTCCCCACCCCTTGCATTTTCGGCAGTACCGTGGATAGGTTTTCTCATAATCGACCTGATTCATCGCGCGTCCCCCATCAATATTGCTATGACTGAATATGCTTCGTGCATGGCGCGGCTATTCCTGCTAACTTCTTTGCGTACCATGTACGGCAGATTTCGAGCGGCGTGACGAAAATAGCACGAAGTGCAGGCCCTAGCCGTACGTCTATAGAACCGTACACTCCTTACTCCGGTCTTGCAACAATGGACGAGGCGAGCAGTTCAACGGTTCAGGTAGCGTAGTAGCCGGTCACGCACGAGCTCGCGATCGGCGTCGGCGAAACCGAGTACGACGCGAACCGGATACTGCGCGAGCGGGCCGCCCGGCTCGACGGGCGCTTTCTGCCCTTCCTGGTGGACGCGGGCGATGCGCGACAGTCGATCGTCGAAGCCGATCGCGAGCCCTGCGCCGTCAACGTCGACGCGCAGATACCGCGCCGTGCGCAGCTTTCGAAACATCGCCTCGCGCTTCACGCGGCCCGCCTTCTCGCGCAGGCGCTTGCCGCCGCGCTTTACCTTCCGCGGCGCGTACGCCGAGCCGTCCGGATTCCGCTGCGCGGCGACGCGCGACTGCTGGGCGCGGCGCAGATCGCGGCCGAGCTCGCGTAGCAGTTGACGGCGGGCCGCCGGCGACAGCTTCGCGAGCAGCGCGCCGGCCCATTTTTCGAGTGCTTGAAGATCGTCCGTCACGACAACCACTCGTCGGCCGCGTCGTCGATGTGTTCGACCGTCCGATTACCGTTTTCGTCCGTTCCGACCACGACGCTTTCGGATAGCTTCAGCTTGATTCCGAGGTCGACCGCATCGTTCGACAGGACGTCGGCCACGAACGTCATGCCGTCGCGGCGCTCGTCGCGATTCGTCACGAGGTCCGGCTGATTCGCGCGCGCCCACTCGACGACGGCGATCATTACTTCGTCCGCACTGCCGATGAAGTCGCGAATGATGATCTCGCATTCGTATTCGTAGTCGAACGACGCCGTTCGCGTGCCCGTCGCGTCAATCCGGCCTTCGTTGACGAAGACGAGCAGTTGATCCGGCGAAGCGCTGAACTGCGGCAACGCGGCGACGAGCGCCGCACGTAGGCTGTTCGGCTTATTCATCGCTGTCCGCCCGCCACGCGCGCGCCTGGCACGTCGCGATCATGTCGACTTCGGACGCGCAGCGCGCCCACGCCGCGCGCGCGACGTGTAGCGAATCACTGAGCTCGCCGTTGGTGCGTGGCGCCATCGCCGGCATCGTGCAGCGCGTCACTGTCGCGCATTCGTTGAGCGTAATCGTCGGCGCCGGTGACGGCGGGGCTTGCGTGCAGGCGCACAACGTCGTCAGGCAGAGCGCCAGCAGCCCAGGTGCGCACGGCGGCGTTTTCATCGATCAGTCTCCGCAGTTCGTTTCGATAGGTCGCGAGCGTCGCGTCGACGCCGGCGCGCGCGCGGTCGAGCTGCTCGCGCTGCGCATCCTTTGCCTTGGCGTCGGCCAACAGACGCTCGATGACGGCAGCGCTCGCTTGCGCGTCGTGATTCGCACGGCGCGCATCGTCGGTCGCCCGGTCGAGCTGCTCGCGCAGCGCGCGGCTGTGCTGGCAGCTCGCGACCAGCGCAATGAGCGCGAGCAGCGCCAACCACGGCGTCAGGCGCGCGAGGTTCATGCGGCCGCCTTGCCGGCGCCGGCGTATTTCGTATAGGCGCGGTCGAGCTTCACGTCGTACAGGTTGATCGCGAATTCCGAGCCGTTGTAGCCTTCCGCGAACGCCGCCCACTTCCGGCCCCGGAGCGCGGCCAGCAGCTTCTTGTCGGCCGCGACGTACCGCACGAATGCGTCGAGGTGCTCGGCTTCGCCCAGCTCCATGCGGGACACGAAATCATCGACATCCGCGTAGCCGAGGCGCTTCCAGTGATACGCCATGATCTGGAACGCGCCCCAGCTCGCCGACTCGTACGCGGACGCCGCGTCGATCCGCGCCGCGGTGTCGAGCCGCACGTATTCGGCGGCGCCGCCCTGGTAGCCGCCGCGTTTCGGATTGACGACGCTCGGATTCCGCTGCGCGCCCGTCGCGGCCGCATCTTTGCCGAGATTCACGCCAAGCCGCTGATACATGACATGCCGCTCGAACAGGATCTTCGGCCGGCCGTCGTCCAGAAAGCCCACGCCGCGCGACTCGACTTCGTTGACGGCGCGCACGCATGCAACCGACACGCCGAGCGTGTTGGCCGCGCGCACGAGGTCGGCATCCGTCAGGTGCTTCGGGTCGCGCCGGCCGCTGGCGAGCGCCGCGTAGGTCTTTGGGCCGGCGATGCCGTCGATGACGAGCCCGGCGGCCGCCTGCAAGGTCTGGACGGCCTGCTCGGTCGGTTCGTCATAGAGGTGCGACACGTCGACCGGATAGCCGGCGCGCACGAGGCGCTGCTGCAGCAAACCGACTTCCGCGCCGTGATCGTTGAATCGAAGGATGTTCACGCTTCGTCACTCCGTAGAAGGCGCGCGACGTTGCCGCGCGCGAGGTACACCAACACGGCGAGCAGAACCGCGAGCGCCGCGTGAAAGAAGCCGGTCGGCTTCGGATGAAACAAGAGCTCGATCGCCGAGCCGCCCGAAATCGCGACGATCACCCAGGCCGCCCAGGCGACGTGGAAGCGATGCCGCGCGCCGTTCTTGCGGTAGGTCAGCACGCGCACGATGACGGCGAGGTGCGCGGCGAGCGCGACGAGTGCGGACGAGACATGCACGTCAGTCTCCTTTGCGGAACAACGCGAACAGGTCCATGCCCTTCACGCGCTCGATCAGCGTCAGCGTGACCGCGATCACGAGCGCGGCTGCGAAGAACGCGGCGACGCCCGTCGAGCGGATCGGCACGGCATGGATGATTTCGGGCGCGGCGAGGTAGCCCATCACGAGCGAGATGAGCATGTACACGGCGCGCTTCGCGAGGCCGAGGTCTTTCGACGTGACGACCACGAGCGCAGCGCCCGCGAATGCGCCGATCAGCGCGTCGCCGTCGACGCCCGGCGCGATCCCGGCGAGGCCGACCGCGGCGAACAGCGCCGCGGCCGAGGTGGTGTTCGGTTCAGCCATTCATTCGGCTCCGGTCAGTCAAACAGTTGCAATAGCGGCGTGGTCGGCTCGATCGCGCTGCGCTCCGGCATCTCCACGACGGTTCCCATGGGGAGCACGACGCCGAGCTCGGCGAGGCCCGGATTCGCTTCCAGCACGGCTTCGACCGTGCCCGCCGTGCTGCCGTAGTGCCGCCAGCACAGCGCGTCGAGCGTCTCGCCTTGGAGCGCGGCGACCTTCACTTCGTCAGCTCCTGCCCGTCGCGCCCAAACACGCCGCGCACGCGCGGCTTGATCCGAGCCACCCGGCGGGCGAGAACGTCCCCCCGTATGGCCGCCTCAGCTTCGGAGCGACGCGAGCAATAGGCGATCTCGCACCAGAACAGGACCGCGACGCGTCGCTGGACCTGGTACGCGCCCGGTTGATACAGCTGGCCGAGGTAGACGCGTGACCGGGCGAACTGCCGGATGCGGTACATGGGGCGGGCCATCAGATCAGCTCCACAGTCGAGCGCGCGATGCCGAGGATGTCGCTGATAGCCCACCGCGCATTGCGCCGCGACTCGTCGACGGTTTCCGCGAGCTCGGCCGCCGCCTGCCCGCCGCTCTTCGTCGTGTCGTAGCCGCGGTACTTCTCGGTCACGTCGGCGTGCGTCAGGTGGTACACCGCGCGCCGATAGCGCAAAACGTGCGCCGATTCGCCGTCGATGCGCGCGGCCAGCACGTCGGCGAGCGTCGTCGCGCCCGCTGCGCGCTGCCGTGCGCGCCACGCGGCGAGCTCGTCGTTCACGGTCAGCATCGCATCGCGCGCGGCGTGCCGCAGCCGCTCGCGCGTCACGGTGCCGTCCAGGCGCATCGCATCGCGCAGCGCGGACAGATCGATGGCCGGGAAGAAGCCGTCGTTCGTCAACGTGCCTTCGATCGGCGTCGCCGCGACGGCGGGCGCGGCGGTGGCAACAAAACTGTTCATGGTCGATTCGAAATGAGGTGGCGGTGGACCGGCGCACCAGGTCCGTCACCGTCAGGCGTAGGACCTGGGCACCGGTGCCGCCATGCCGAGGTGGGCTCTTTACGTGCCGTCGGTGCCGTCGCCCCGACGGCCCGCGGCTTCGACCTGCTTCGTCAGCCGGTCGATGTCCTTTTTCACGCCGACGCGATCGTTTAGCGCGACCGCGCGGCGCAGATAGTCGAGCGCGCGCGCCGGCGCGTCGGCCTGCGTCGCGTAGCCGAGCGCCTTGCATAACTTCGCGCGCACCTGGTCGTGCATGTCGGCGTCGCGCGTCAGGTCGTCGACGAGCTCGAGAGTCGCCGCGTCGAACGTCCCACCGTCCAAGAACGACGACAGCGCGGCGTCGGCGAACTGCTCGGCGACGAGCGACGCGAGCGAGCGCTCGAACTGGTCGGGCAGCGCCAAGCCGTGCGCAAGCGCGTAGGCCGCGATCGCGAGCGCGCCGTCGAAGTCGCCGGCGTCGATCCGCCAGACCATCACCGTCACGAGCACGTCGTCCTGCGCGCCGCGGCCGCCGTTCAACACGCCCGCCACGTAGTCGGCGTACTCCGGCAGCAGCTTGCGTTTCAGCTCGACCTTCCGCTCGATCGACTGAATGCCCTTGAGCGCGCGGCGGTCGGCCGCGAGCTTCGCGAGCATCAGCTCATACGGCGTCGCGCCTTTCATCGTCTCGCCGGGCGACACGGCGGCCGCCGCGCGCGCGGCCGAGACGCGTTCGAAGTGCGCGCGAGCGGGCGTGTTGATCGTCATGCCGTCACCAGTTCGATGTTCTCCGCGACGCAGCCGCAGCCGAAGTCTTCGACGACGTAGGCGTCGTTCGACGATTCGTAGTTCTCGATGCGGTCGCGTTCCGGCACTTCCTTGAGCGTGCGCCGGCGTGCGCCTTCCTGGTAGTAGATCGACAGGTTCGAGAGCTTCGTCACCATCAGCGCGCGCTTCGGGAAGAACGGCACGCGCACGGCTGGCAAGTTGCCGATGCGTTTCTGGCTCACGATGAGGTCGGCCGCGAGCCGCTCGGTCGGCGCCTGCGTCGCGTTGACGATCGGGAAGTACTTGTCGTGCAGCAGCTCGCGGCCGCAGATCGCGACAAGGCCCGTGTCTTCCTGGAACCACGGATCGATCATCGACGAGACGATATCCATCACGAGCGCGTCGAGGTTCTCGTAGTCGCCGGCCTTGCCGACCAGCACCTTGCCGGCCTGCTTGCCCTCGTGCAGCACGCGCTGCGCGGCGCGGTCACGGTACTGTTGCAGCCAGCCGATATTGACGTCCTGCAACAGCGGGTTCGCCTGCTTGTCGGTCGTCGCGGCTGCCTTCACGCCGTGCCAGCCGATCATGATGCGATCGAGCGCGGCTTGATTCACGATCACGTCGCGAATGCGCTGCTGGAAGTCGGGGAACTTCGCCCACGCGTCGAGCTTGCGATACGGAATCGCCGTGTCGTAGTCGGTCTTCTCGCAGCGGTAGCGGTTGCTGTCGAGCGCCGTCGGGTCGACCGGTTGCCGCGCGGCTTTCGTGGTGTCGGTGCGGCTCGCGATCGGGCCGGACACGGACAGGCCGAGCTTCTCGCCTTCGAGCTCGATCACGGGCAGGATGTTGATGCTTTTCAGGAACGCGCTGGATTCCTGGATTTTGGTTTCGAGCTTCTGTTGCACGGTCGGCTCGACCGCGAACTTCTTTGACACGTCGCCCGTGTCGTTCAGCTTGGCGATTTGCGTGGCGTACCCTTCGTACGCCTTGCGCGTTTCCTTCCTCATCGGGGAATGCTCCTGTGTGGTGTGCGGGATGGGTCAGCAGTCGGTGACGAGCTCGCCCGTCGAGCCGGTCGAGGGCGGGCGCTGCGGCGCGCCGTTGTCGGTGTTCGATAGCTTCTCGGTGAGCGCGTCGACGGCGGCAAAGGCTTCGTCGGCGCGCTTCTTCGCGTCGGCGGCCGCGCTCGTGGCGCTCGTCACGGCCGCGCTCAGCGTCGCGACTTCGCGGCCCGTGTTGTGTGCGTGGGTCGCGACCTGTTCGACGGCTTCGCGCACGTCGGCGAAGCGCTCGTCGTCGTTCTCGCGGTTGCGGGCGAACAGGCCCTTCACCCATTCCTTGAGGCCGGCCGTCTCGGTCGTACCTTCGAATTCGATCGACGTTTCGCACGCGGCCGAGTACACGTTGTTCGTGCGCTTCGCGGCGAATTGCAGCGCTTCGGTGCCGAGGCTCGCCGGGTCGTCGGTCGCGGCGAGCCCGACGAGATACGCCTCGCCGATATCGGCGAAGTCGGGGTTGATTTCGATCGACGTGAAAATCTTCTGGCGCTTCTTCGACAGCGTGACGAGTTCATCGGTCGGGTCGATCTGCGCATACAGCCCCATCTTCCCTTTCAGCGGGCCGTCTTCGATTTCGGCCGTTTTCAGCGCGATCACGTCGCCGTATGAACCGAACGGGTTGGAATTCGAGAGCGGTGCCCAGCCCTTGAGGTGTTCGAGATTGACGCGCGCGCCGTACAGTTTCGGGTTGTAGTGCTTCGCCATCTGCGTGAGCCATTCACGCTTGATCTCGCGGCCGTCGACGGTCGCGCCTTCCACTGCGACGCGGAAGAATTTCGATTTGCTTGCCATAGAGAGGGTCGAACGTGGGTTGAGTGAGCGTGGTTCTCATGTTCGGCGTTCACGCGCCACGGCTCAACGAGCGGCGTTTGTGGGTCACGCGGGTACAGCGTGCTCCGCGTGCTCGCGCGTGCGCGGCGGCCTACGCTTGGCCGCATGCTCGAAACTACGGACTCCCATCAGCTCGAAAACGACGTGCGCAAGGTCGCGCGCACGCTCTATTGGCAAGGTTGGCGCCTCTCGTCGATCGCCCGCCATCTCGACGTGAAACCCGCGACCGTCGCGTCGTGGTGCCGCCGCGAAAAGTGGAAGGATGCGACACCCATCGAGCGCATCGAGGCATCGCTCGAAGTGCGCATGATGGTGCTGATTGCGAAGGACAAGAAGGACGGCGCGGACTACAAGGAAATCGACCTACTCGGCCGACAGGTCGAGCGGCTCGCGCGCGTGCGCAAGTACGACGAGACCGGGAAGGAATCGGACCTGAACCCGAAGATTGCGTCGCGCAACGCCGGCCCGAAGCGCCGCGCGCCGCGCAACGAAATCAGCGAGGAACAGCACAAGCGCATCATCGAAGCGTTCCGCGAATCGCTGTTCGATTATCAGAAGGTGTGGTATCGGAACGGCGATCAGCGCACGCGCAACATTCTGAAGTCGCGGCAGATCGGTGCGACGTGGTACTTCGCGCGCGAGGCACTCGTCGACGCGCTCGACACCGACCGCAATCAGATCTTCCTATCGGCGAGCAAGGCTCAGGCGCACGTCTTCAAGCAATACATCACGCAGTTCGCACGCGACGCCGCCGACGTCGAGCTCACGGGCGATCCGGTCATCTTGCCGAGCGGCGCGACGCTGTACTTCCTGGGGACGAACGCGCGCACCGCGCAGTCGTACCACGGCAACTTCTATTTCGATGAATACTTTTGGGTTCCGAAGTTCCGCGAGCTGAACAAGGTTGCGTCCGGCATGGCGATGCACAAGCGCTGGCGCAAGACCTACTTCAGCACGCCGTCGAGCGTCACGCACGAGGCGTACGCGTTTTGGAGCGGCGCGCATGCGAACCGCGGCCGCGCTGCGGCCGACCGCATCCAGATCGACACGAGCCACGAGGCGCTCGTGCGCGGCATGTTGTGCGAGGACGCGCAGTGGCGGCAGATCGTGACCGTGCTCGACGCGATGGCGGGCGGCTGCGACCTGTTCGATATTGACGAGCTGCGCCGCGAGTACAGCGCCGAGGAGTTCGCGAATCTGCTCATGTGCCAGTTCATCGACGATTCGCTGTCGGTGTTCAAGCTGGCGGACCTGCAACGCTGCATGGTCGACTCGTGGGAAGAATGGGCGGACGACTTCTCGCCGCTGCTGCTGCGGCCGTTCGGTTATCGCGAGGTGTGGGTCGGCTACGATCCGGCGCTCACGGGCGACTCGGCGGGGCTCGTCGTCGTAGCGCCGCCGCGCGTCGACGGCAGCGCCTTCCGCGTGCTCGAACGTCACCAGTTCCGCGGCAACGACTTCGAAGAGCAGGCCGCGGCGATCGAGGCGATCACGCAGCGCTACAACGTCGGCTATATCGCGATCGACACGACGGGCATGGGCCAGGGCGTCTATCAGCTCGTGTGCAAGTTCTTCCCGGCCGCCGTCGCGCTGAACTACTCGCCCGAGGTGAAAACCCGCCTCGTGCTCAAGGGCCAGTCCGTCATCCGCAACGGCCGCCTGCAATTCGACGCGGGGTGGATCGATCTGGCTGCGTCGTTCATGGCGATCAAGCAGACGATGACGGCAAGCGGCCGCCAATCCACCTACACCGCCGGCCGCAACGACGAGACGGGCCACGCCGACCTAGCGTGGGCCTGCCTGCACGCGATCGACCGCGAGCCGCTCGCCGGCGGCGGCATCCATTCTTCTTCTTTCACGGAGTTCTACTCATGAGCAAGCGCCGATCGCGCGCGCCGCGCACGTTCGCGGCCGCGCCCAATTCGAGCGCCGGCAGCGCCGCGCCGGCGCGCGCCGAGGTCTTCACGTTCGACGATCCCACGCCCGTCATGAACCGGGCCGAGATTCTCGATTACGTCGAGTGTTGGTCAAACGGCGAGTGGTTCGAGCCGCCGGTCAGCTTCGCCGGCCTGGCGAAATCGTTTCGCGCGAGCACGCACCATAGCTCGGCGCTGTACTTCAAGGCGAACGTGCTGGCGTCGACGTTCCGCCCGCATCGCTGGCTGTCGCGGCAGGCGTTCGAGCGCTGGGCGCTCGACTTCCTGACGTTCGGCAACGGCTACCTGGAGCGCCGCCGGAACGTGTTTGGTGGCACGCTGCGGCTCGAGCCCGCGCTCGCGAAGTACATGCGGCGCAAGGCGGATTTCAGCGGCTTCGTGTATGTGAACGGTTGGCAGGACCGGCACGAGTTCGCGCCCGACAGCGTGTTCCAGCTCATGCGGCCGGACATCAACCAGGAGGTGTACGGCCTGCCCGAATATCTGAGCTCACTGCACTCGGCCTGGCTGAACGAATCGTCGACGCTGTTTCGGCGGAAGTACTACGAGAACGGCAGCCACGCCGGCTTCATCCTGTACATGACGGACGCCGCGCAGAAGCAGGACGACGTCGACAACATGCGCGAGGCGCTGAAGAACGCGAAGGGACCGGGCAACTTCCGCAACGTGTTCATGTACGCGCCCGGCGGGAAGAAGGACGGCATCCAGCTCATCCCCGTGTCCGAGGTCGCCGCGAAGGACGAGTTCTTCAACATCAAGAACGTGACGCGCGACGACCTGCTCGCCGCGCATCGCGTGCCGCCGCAACTGCTCGGCATCGTGCCGAGCAATTCGGGCGGGTTCGGCACACCGGACACCGCCGCGCGCGTGTTCGGGCGCAACGAAATCAAGCCGCTGCAGGCCCGCTTCGCCGAGCTGAACGACTGGCTCGGCGAGGAGGTCGTGACGTTCGACGATTACGAGATTCCGCCGGCGCCGGTCGCGGCATAGCGCAACCAGGAGTTCACTTCCATGCGGCAGGGCCGCGCACCGGGCAACCGGGCGCGGCCCTACTGTTATCCACCGCCGGCATTACGTCCCGAGCGTCGCTCGGCACTGATTGGCGCACGTGCGGCACGACTCCATGCAGGCCCTGCACGGCTCGTGCTGGCTGGCGTGCCTTTTACACTCCATCTCGCAATCATTGCATGCATCCAGCGTGACTTTGGCGAGCGCCGGAACGTACGACGAGTTCTGGTTGGCGAGCTGTTGCAGTGCGCCGCATAGGGAAAGCATTTGCGACACGCTGGCTGCACAGGCTGCTAATTCCTCGTTGCCACTGCCCATGAGAGAAATGCAGTGGCTTATGCAGGCCTGTCCTTTCGACACGCACGCGCTAGCCGCCTCGGCAAGATCCAGATAGTGGCCGCCGTGATGAAGGTGAGACGCCGGCGTGTGCGAGTTCTCTTGGGCTGAAACCCGCTCCATCACCGCCATCGCCGAAAGTGCCAGAAGCCCTGTGCCGAATAATGCGTCACGTCTGTCCATGTGGAATTCTCCAAAGAAAATTTACCGCAACGACAACACGTTCGAACGCCCGCATTCGCAGCTGCGCGGGACGATGCTGCGAATCGTCAAATCCTAACATCAGCGGGAAGTAGTGAAAGTGCAGCCCCCGATCATCGGGCATTTCACGGTAACGGGCATCGCGAGGCTGCCGCGCGGCGCCTACGGGATATCTTGGGGCGAGAACAATCAGACCCTGACGCCGGTCGCGGCATAGCGCAATCGGCACATCGAATTCATGCGTTTGGGGTTGCGCACCGGGCGACCGGGCACGGCCCCCGTTGCGTCTGGCGAGCTGAGCCGCAAACCCACGCGGCCGGCAGACGCACGCGGGGTCCCGTTACTGTCCCGTCCGGCGTCCCATAGTCCCAATTGCCGTTTCGATCGCGTCCCGAAAATGCACGGCCCGTTGAGACGGCGCGAATAGCAGGCCTACAGCAGCTTGGTGCTCGCGGGGTGCGCGGCAACCCAGGCTGAGTGAAACGGGCGCCTCAGTGAGGCCGAGGCGAGGCCGCACGGGGTATTTGAGGGTCCGGTCGACCGGTGTGCGGTAGCCCCCGGCAGCGGCCTTTGCGCGGTCCCCCTCCTCGCCTGCGCGCTTTCTTGATGGGGCAGTTTTCGTGCGCCGGCCGCCCGTCGCTCGAGCGCCCACTGGCGCGGGCGTCCGGTGATTTCACATCGTGGCGAATTCGTGCGCTTTTATGCGCCTACTTGCGAAACGATGCAGCGGGATACTTGTTTGCCCAGAAATTTACCGCGAAAGCGAATCGGGCTACGCACATGTGTTCGAGCCCCCTCAGCAGCTTCCAAGTAGGTCCGCCGATTGCCTCGTCGGTCCCGATGCCCGAGATGCGTTGCTGAAAATCGTAGGCAATGCCGGGCTGTGCTGATGCGACAGGGTCGCCGCCACGGCAAGCTGGAAGTGCGGACGATGGATCATCTATCACACACTTCAACAGGATTTGAGTGATTTTGCTCTCGCAGGGCGCTCTTCATTCCTATTTAACACCTGACTAAAGAACTCCAAACGGTATCGACCTCGCACTTTTCCAGACACAGGTGCGTCATTTCACCACCTGAAAAAAATTACAGCTTTCGCACGATAAATATTTATTTACAATTGAATAAAAATTCAATCAAATTGATTTAATTTGACGTCCAACAATCCATAAATCAATTGCGATGGAGAAAAAATGAATCACGCTCATCACAAAATAAATCCAAACCTCTGGATAGCAAATCTTCTTTTACTCCCTCTTGCATGCGGCTATGCATGGGCCAGCCCAAATGATTTGCCGCCTGGCAATTATGAACTTGTACTCGGCGCTCGCCCGGCAGTTCCATACAATCCAATAGGCAACTACAATCCTTCCCTTACGACGCAGGGAAGCGGCCCGGAATATACCGTCGCCGTGAGCCGCCATCATATCATCCCATTTAACATCCTCAAATCTTTTTATAACAATCTTTTAAATAGAGCCGGCGATCAATTGCGCTTCAGAAGCTTTTTTATCACAATGAGCGACAATATTCCATTCTATGCGGCCGCGGCGGGAATGAATTGCGAAGCAAATCGCATGGACTATGAGGGCGCAATGACCATAGCGCAAGCGATAGCAAATAATGCCGTAAGATCTGGATCATCCAGATTTGCCCCTGGATTAGACACATTTCAGGAATTTTACGCATGGCTTCCCGGCAATCTATTTATTGGACCCAATAACCGATCTGACGACCCAAGGGATGGATTTGAAACTGGCGCGGCAATCGTTGTGGGGCAGCCGGCCTTTGAAATAATGCGAAGACTCTACAATAACATTCTAATTTATAACAATGGAGATAGCTCGGTACTTGGCTCAATAGCCAGTGATTTTAATACAATCTCAAAAAGAAGGAGCGTTTATTCACTAAATAATCTGAACTGGGAGCGCAATGGAAGTTATTATAGATTGAAAAGTGGTAATTTTAGCGGGGTGCACGAAGTATATGCAAATTACATCTCTCAAGAAGGGGGTTACACTGAATGTGCCGAGCTAAAATCAAATTACGCAACAATAATAGGCAAATATATCAACATTCTCACATTTAGAAATATAAATCAGACTCAAAATAATTAACTCGCGCTCAATCAAAAGTCCGTAAAAAATTAAGGATCTTAAGCCATGAATAAATTCAAGACCTATATTATCGCCGCACTATTTTTTGCGACATTTAGCACATCCGCGTTAGCGGCTAGAGTGTGCGTAACGGGAACAATATCCTACGTTAAATATAACAGTGATAATACGATGTCCGTAAAGGTCGGGGATCGTGAATTATATACGGATCACTCGAATTTGCAGCCTCTCCTTTTTGGAGCGTATGCTGTTGGTAGCACCGTAGAAATTAGAACGGAATCTTGCTCACAAGGGGGTGGATTTGCGGAGGTTGTTTTTAAGTAAAGCTGCAGCTGCAGCTTTACCAACCGGCGAGATGTCGTCAGAACCCGCACTCGTACAATCACATTCGAGACGATGACACGCTTTGTCGCTAACTCTTATGGCCTCTGCCAGTGTCAAATTCTTCGACGACTCTCCCTGCTCCAAGTGCTAGCACGGCGTTGCGCGAGATTCCGGACGCACGCGCCGCTTTGTCGACGCGTTCGAGGAGGTCCGGATCAATGTCTACGCTGATTTTGACCTTCGCACGACGCCGCGGCGAGTGCTCTCCCGGGACGGGAGTCACGCGCTGCTCGGCATGGCGTGCATCAGGCGCCCCGGAAATAAATGCAGTAATCGCAGCTTCATCGCCTACCATCTGTCGCTTTTTAATCGACATATCAATCCCAATTCGTATAGATGTCTAATCGATATCATGTCGATACCGACACATTATCCTTTTCACTGCGTCTGCCTGCCTTAGATGCACCAAACACGGCGTCTTGTACACGTTCAATTTCCGCGCATGCGACGGTGTCGCGACGCGGCATTTCTTCGACATGCAGCCCGTCCGCGCTCGCGTTCGAGAACGCCTTACGACGATGCAGACGGCACGGTAGCAATTCGATGCCCGCGTAGCCCGCGATGATCGATTCAGCATCGCGATTGTCCGCCCCTTGAACATCTGCGGCGTTGAGGAAAGCGAATGCACGCAGCTCGCGCACGGCGCGCGCCTCGTCGAGCAACTTCGCCATGTCATCGAGTGCCCACACGTCGAAGGATCGCGGGAGAACTGGAATCAGCACCGCGTCCGCGACGGTCAGAGCCGCCCTGAACGCCCCGGAGTCTCGCCCGCCGACGTCGATCACGACATGATCGAACTGCATACACTGCTGCAGCACCTGGGCGCGCAACGTCGGACCGTCGGCATAGGCCGACGCCGCGATCAACGGTCGGCCGGTATTTACGCGAGCCGTGATCGCCGAGAGGCTCGTTCGCTGACTGTCGCCGTCGACGAGCCACACGCGCGCGCCGTCGAGCGCCAGCCCGAGCGCGAATTGCACCGCAGTCGTCGACTTGCCGACGCCGCCTTTCGGGTTCCCCACCGCCAGAATCATCAATCACCCCTATCTCTGTTCGATATCGAATTGATATCGACTCGATGCCGTTTCGACACCGTGTCGATACCGCTCCACTTCGCCGCAGCTCAAACAGCGAGCCGCATCTGTTCGCCGATTCGCTCGCGCGGTTGCACGGGCGCCGTAGGCGTCATTTCAAGCCGCGCGCGGTACGTATGGCCGCACACGACGTCGTCGCACTGATAGTCGATTTCCCACGCCAGCGCGGATTTCTGTTCGAGCACGCGGGCGATGCCGCGCGCGCCGCAGTGCGGGCATGCAATCGTGAATCTCACTTCGCGACCGCCATCAACCGCAGCGTCGTGCGGGAGTCGACGAAGCCGCGCAGACGCTCGGACGGTCGGACTTCGAGCGCGACGTCGGCTCGCGGCCGCGCCGAAGGCGATAGTGAGAACAGAATTTCGAGCCCAGCCGACGTTCGAAAGCCGCAGTCGTCGCACACGAAGTAGAGGCGGCGCAGCGTCGCCGACATCTCCTCCGTGTGACGCGCTTCGATCTCGGCTCCGCAGCAGGGGCAGTCGATAGCCAGGTGTGACATTGGGTTTTCCTCGCTCTACAGGTTCCGATGACCCCGTTTCGCGCCGTTCCCTGCCCCGTCGACGCCGATTCGTACAGCTTGCGCGGCTGGCTCGACCACCCCTGGCCGATCGTCCCGCGTACAGTTATTGACACATGTCCAAGGGCGGGCGGCTCCGCCGCCGCGCCGAACGACCCGCCACTCGTGACGCGTCGATGGAACGAAAATCTTCGTTTCGCGCGGATACGAGCAAAGCCCATCGATGATGTGTGCAACGCCGATCGCCTCGACGCCGTGCGGCACTCGCACCGGGCCGATGCCGTACCGCCCTTCGCGCCGCTCGATCGTGTGCCGAACATAGACCATGCGCGCCTCGCCCGCGATACCGCCCATGGCGCGCGAGTACGCCGCCCAATCTGCCGGCCGCTCGTCGGTCTTTTGCGCGGCCGCCCACGCGGCGCGGATTTGTGGTGACTCGGCCTCGCTCGGCAGGTCCTCTTCCTTCACGCGGCGCAGCTCGCGCCACACGCCGACCGGAGCGCCGCCGAACTGCTGAAACTGGCGAATGCCCCACAGCGCCGCCCACGTCTCGACGCGCTGCGATGGCGTGATTTCGTCGCCGTCCCACATATCCGCCTGAATGACGTAGCCATCATTCGTCTTGTGCTCGCCGACCGCGTAGCCGTCGATGTTCTTCGAGATGTACTTCGCGACGTAGCCGACAGCCGAACCCTTCGCCTTGTCGATCAATTCAAACTGAACGCGATGGAGCTGCGCGCCCGGCTCGTCGCCGGAATCCCGCAGCCCGTGTTTGCGCATCACCGCGCAAAACCGCTCCACCTTGTCACTGAACACGAGCCCATGCCAATGCGGGCAGCCGTCGTGGTGGGGCTCCGCAACGCGCATGCCGAAAAACACGATGCCTTCCCGTTTCAGCTCCGCGCGAATGCGCTGCCACACCTTGCGCAGGTAGGCTTGGGCGTCCCGCGGCGATGCATCCGTGTACACCGGATTCGGCTCCACTACGCCGCCTGTCGTTCGGGCGCAGTGGAAGCGGCTCGGGCACGTCAGCGTGAACATGACGCCGCGGAGCTTCGCGTCGTCGGCGAGCTCTTCCAGACCGCGCAAACGCGTGAACAGCTCGCCGCGTTTCAGCGCCTTGTTCGATATGCCCTTGGCTGCCAACTCTGCGAGCGTGAATTGCTGGCCGTTCTCGTTCTCGACCGTGACGGATTCCAGCGTGCGCGCGTTGCGGCGGTTCTGCGCGACACGGCGCCGTACCGCGTCGTCGCTCGCGTATGGCTCGGCCCTGCGATGAACGTAATGCAGCCGTATGTTGCTGTGTTCCAGCGCGCGAATATGCTTCTTGCGCAGTTGTCGCCGCCACCACAACTCGCAGCGCACGCGGGCGACGCGCTCGGCCGGATGCTCGAAGTCCGGTAGGTCGACGCCATACATCGCGCACGCGTTCTCCGCGACGATGTGTGCGTCGAGAACGGATAGCCCGTGCGACCGCAGCGAGACATCGTTCGCGATGCGGTGCGCCTTCAGACAGATTTCGGAATCGTTGGCGTCCGGCCGGACAGGGAAATTGTCGGGGGCGTGCTCGTCGAGAAACTCGCGAATCGCACGCGCTGCTTCCGACACGTCGAACATGCGATCCGCGACTCGCTGCCCGGGCCGTGCAAACTTCACCGCGCTCGCGCGGCCGGCCGCTTCCGCGTGGCTCAGCGCGCGCCGATACCAACGCGCCGGCAGGCGCTTAGCGGCGGCCTTCGCTTCGGGGATACCGGGCAGGACATCCGCCACGTCGCACGCGTAGATCCACATTATCGTGCCCTCGCTGCCGTCGCGAGTTGCTCGACGAGCTCGATACGCTCACCGATCCAGCGCATAACCGACACCGCCATGCTATTTCCGAGCGCCTTGTAGCGCGGGCCGTCGTCCACGTACGCTGTCCACGAGCCGTCCAGATTGGGCGCAAAGAGGTCCGGATATTTTCGGCACCGTTCGAAGCTCGGCCGCGCCCGCATTTCACGAATGGGAATTCGCGTGTAATCGTCCGGGAAGCCTTGCAGCCGCTCGCATTCGCGTGGCGTCAGCCGCCGCACCGTCGAGCCGATCATCGCGTGCGCCTTGTCACTTCCGCCCTGGCTTGCTCGCAGCGCCGGCGTAACGCCCCCCGACAACTCCGGGAGATTGGCGCCGTCACGCCCGCGCAAACTCAGCGCGACGGCCGCATGTCCGCCGCCGAATCCCTCTCCGCGCAACGTGCCCGCGATATCGCCGATGCTGAACGACGTGTCACCGCCTGCCTTGCAATCGAAGGCGATCACCGGTGCACCGGTAGCCGCAAGCGTGAAGCACGGGTCAGCGGATCGCGGGTTCGACCGATTGCTTGGATTCGTCACCTGCTGAAGGTCATACGCACGCGCGACGAGCGGCACGCCGCGCCCCGTGCCGTCTTCGCTCGCGTCATAGCCACGTCCCTTCAACGTATGTGCAACAAGCGTTTCCGTCTCGAAGTCCTGCCGACTCATCCCGCCCGCATTGAGGCAATGCGATACGTCGCCCGTGCTCGCGATCAGTCCGCCGTTGCACTCGAAGTCGGTTCCGAGTCCGCCGCCGCTCTGAGTGCGTGCGCTAAGGCAGGCGGCAACACCTTCCCACGCTTTGCGGCGCGGCGCTGGATGCCCGAGCATGCCTTCGCGCTCAAAAAGAACCGCTGCGGCACGTCGCCAATCTCCAAGATGTCCGACAACGAAGACACGCCGTCGCCGTTGAGGGACGGCGCGAGGGTGTGATTCCACTCGGACGTACTGAGCGTCAAGAACCCGGTATGCGAACCCATACCCGAGTTCTGCCAGGCCCCCGAGGAAGGTTCCAAAATCCCGTCCGCCGTTAGACGACAGGACACCGGGGACGTTTTCCCAGACCAGCCAGCGGGGAGCGTAGCGGCGAGCAATCGCAAGATAGGTGAGCATGAGGTTGCCACGCGGATCGTCCAGCCCCTTGCGGAGTCCGGCGACACTGAATGACTGGCAGGGAGTTCCGCCGACGAGAAGATCGATAGCTGCATCAGGCCATTCCTTGAAACGTGTCATATCCCCGAGGTTGGGGACCATTGGGTAGTGGTGGCGCAAGACGGCGCACGGAAACCGCTCGATTTCGCTGAACCATGCTGGCCGCCAGCCGAGCGAATGCCATGCCACCGTAGCCGCCTCGATGCCTGAACAAACGGAGCCGTAGATCATTCGCAGAGCCCGTATTCCGACGCGCACGCCGTTAGCGGCTCCGCATTGGCGAGAAGATCGTATTGCCGTCCGCCGCGGGTCGTCTTCGACCATTCGACGACTGAATAGATGGTGCTGTCCTGCCCCGTATGTCCCTGCGTGCCTAGGTGAAAGAAAGAGACCGGCGAACGCGGGCGGCAAACCGTCGAGACTAGTCGCTCCCATTCGGCGATACGCTCAACGTGTTCGGGAAATCGACGCGCGATCTCACGGATTTCGCGCTTCTGAGCGTTGATGCACGGCATACAGCCAACGCGCGACATTCCTTGGCGATACAGCGGATTTGCGCGAATACCGGCTGCTGCGTGGGCTTCGAACACAGCCTCGACGTTCCAACGCAGGATCGGGCGATAGACAGCGTAGTGGCCACCGCGCCATTCATACGCGGGAAGCCAGCGCCGAGCGTCGCTTTCGTCTGCACGCACGCCTTGCCATGATTCGACGAAGTGTCCCTGGTCAATCAAGCCGATCGCACACTCGGTCAGCGGATTGCGCTTCAGGTATTCAGTGCAGTATTGGCGGTTGCGAGACGGGAAGCCACCGCGCACCATGCACAGGTCGAGGAACGGAACGCCGGTCGGATGCAGCAACTCCAGCGCCCTCGCAGCCGCCTGAGGCGTCCAGTTGTACATGAACGCGCGCTTGCCGTAGACCGCCGACTCCGGCTCGCCGGCGGCGATCCGCGCAAGGTTGGCGCGCTTTGTCGCAAATTCGTCTTCGAAGGACGCGCGTACGACGTTGACTTTGATATCGAGCGCGCGTGGCAGATACTCGAGCGCGTACTCGTACGTCGACTCATGCTCATTGCCCGTGTCTGCGAACACGGCACGCACGCTCTCGCGGCCGTACAGCTCAAGCGCGACGAGCAGCGTCGCGGTGCTGTCCTTACCGCCAGACAGTGAGACGACATGAAGTGTTGAGCGAGGGTTGCGGACGCTATCCACGCAACGGCTCCAAATCAGATAAAAACGGGAATTCCGCATTTCGCGGTTGACGATCGCTATGTATGCTGCTTCGCATCAAGCGTCGTTACGAGATTTTCAACTCACGGCCGTCTTTGCCAACGACGAACAAGTTCACGTCACGCAGCCTATAGGCGTTTTGGTTGCCGTGAACTGAGTATTCCCACTCCCCTTGTTGTTCGACGTGAACAGGGAAACGCTCACCTGGCTTTGTCTGCCCATAGTACTTACTGGTTCTCTTGATCTTTGCGTAAATCTGCTGGCTCATCACGTCCTCTCTCAGTTTTCCTGCACCGCATTCACTCGAATCAAGCGCGAAATGCAGCTACTCAAAAAAAACGGGGCGCTCTCCAAGCCGCCCCGCCCAAAACTCGCCGTGCTATCCGAGGCCGAAAGTTTGCACAGCGAGTGACCACACGTCGGCCCAATTACCGCGCGCTACGCGCATGAAACTGGGCGAATCTCCTGCTGCTTCGGTTGTTCCGGCTCACCATGTACACCGCACCACGCAATGACCGCGACGAGGGAAATCAACCAGATCGCCCAAAGCGGCAACGTCTTCTCGTTCCTTTTCATCCGCACTCCTATCGCTGATTCGACCGACGCCGCGCGAGCTTCGCGAGCAGCGGTCGCAATTCGTTCATCGCATGGGCTGCCGCTCGATCGCCGCGTACCGTACGTGGTGGGGTGTACACAACGAAAGCCGGCACGCACACACCCGCACCTATCCCAAGTTCCGCGAGGTCTTCGAACAGCGCTTCTCGCCGTTCAGCGGCCGCGCGCTCGTTCGATTGCTCCATGCCCTACCACCGATGCGACGCAAGCTGTAGCGCTTCATCGCGCGTCATCATGAACGTCGTGTCGTTCGCGTCGGGCTGCTCGCACCAGTGATATTCCCGGCAACCCGACGGCGTTTTCACGATGAAGTAGCCGCCGCGCATGTATCGCTCAATGAAAGGGCCGACTTCGACGACACCAGGCGCAACGACGCGCGGCTGGGCATGCGCGATATCGATATCAGTCATGCGAATCTCACGATCGAAAGAACGCGCTCGATGCGCTTGAACGTCGCTCGTTGTCGATCGACATCAACCGCATCGCTCGCGCGACGGCGTGCCATTTGTTCCGCGTTGCTCGCGCGAATCACTCGCCGAATCGCAATCGTTTCCGCCTCTTGTTGATTAGGAATGCTATAGACAATAGGCATTTCATCATCCTTCGATTGACTTCATTTGCGTCAGGAACTGGCGTCCGCCGTCGCGCGGCTCGCCTTCAGGTGCGCGATATACTCACGGACTTTCGACAACCATTCAGCGGAAGCAGGCACACCATCGAATCCGCCTTTCGAAATCCACTTCAGCAAATAGGACAGTTCTTCGATCGGATCGCGCCGGTTCGTGCCGCCAAATCGCCTATGAAAAAGCTTGATCGCGCAGGGGCTTGGGACCCGATCATTACCACTATCGACGCGCAGTTCCAGCCACCCATATTCGATGCAGAACTGGTTGAATGTCTCGGCATCGCTCATGCGGACACACCGCGCGAATTCCGCCGATGTGCACCGCGCTTCGTCATTGGTGTTCGCAATGATGCAGGCGAACTGCATCGCCGCATTGGCGTGTTCATCGTTCCTGACGTTCGTCAGTTGACGAACTGGTTTCTTGAAAGCGGGTTCACCGACGAAATCGGCTCTGCACGTGTCGTTATCGAAGGCTGCGACCACATTTTTCGTCGTCATGCCTGACCACCTTCTGTCGCTTGATCGATATGCTCGATCGCACGATTTGGATCTGACGTGCGCCAGTCCGGCCACACGCGGCCTTCGTTCTCTGCCAACTTCGCCGATATCGCGGCCGTGATCTGCTCGGGCGTTGCATCGGTACGCCATGCACCATCGAGCCCGAGCAAGATCACATCGACCCACTCGCGCAGATCGTCCGGCGCGGCCTCGACTTCCGCCAATTCCTTGCGGATGTGATTGCACACGCCGGCGGTGCGACGCCCTGGCCCGAACGTGTGCTCCGAGAACGCACGCTGCCGCCGCAGAAACGCGTGCATGTCGAACTCCGACTTCATCAGCATGCCGCGGCGCTGTCCGGCAAGACTTTCGGCCAGGCGTCGCAGTTCCGCCGCGTCGTCCGGCGACAATTGGCGGATAGGCTTGATCACGACGACGGTTCGGTCGCCCGCACGATCGCCGACATCTAACCCAATCTTCGCGATGGACAGTGCGTTCGCCGCGCGGGCCAACACTTCGCCGCGCACTTCGTCCCGCGTCTGGCGCCGCGATACCACGCCAGCGTGGCGGATCGCGACATCCCACAGCTCGCACTGGTGCTCCGACAGCAACGCCTTGACGTTCGCGATGATCCGATCTGCGCAGGTCAATTCGCGATACAGTAAATTGGCGCCGTCGCCGTCAATCGCCGCTTGCCGTTCGTTGGCACGCGTGATGCCCTCTCCGATCACATCATCGCGCTCATTCATGTTCGCCCATTCCATCTTCTGGTCGAACGTCGCAACCGAAAGTGCGCTGCGGATGATGATGTGTGCGGTGCGCAACTCGTCGCGTAGTTCGTTCACGATTGTTTTCATGCTGCCCACCCTGCGCAAAGCGCGCCCGGCGCTTGCGTCCACTTGCGGACTAATCCAAGCATCGCGTCCATGAACGCACGGAAATACGGCTCGATCGTCTGGCGCACCAGCGCCGAATGTGTAAGCGTTTGTTGCAGCGAAACGTGCATTTGACTTCCCCTTTCTCAACCCCTTGAACGGTGTACCGCTTGAAAGTCGACCGGCGGCTGGATAGCTAGTCCAGCACCGGCGGGGTTGGGAACCGGCTGCCAAGTCGACAGGCGGAGGATAGTTCGACCCATCCGAACATGTCAAGCCCATCCGAACGTTTGAATGTGGCGAACGTTGCCACCGGTCGAGCGTTCGGATAGGCTTGACGCCGGGTTGAATCAAATGGGGTTTGTCAATGAAAACTACGATCGAATGGCTTGACGCCGTCAAAGCGGCTCTGGACCTGCCGTCCGACTATGCCGCTGCGAAGGCGCTTGGCGTGACGCGCTCAACCGTTAGCGGCTACCGCAACGGCAAATCCACTTTCGACGAAGACACCTGCTTCCGGGTCGCTGAGATTCTGGGAGTGCGGGCGTTTGAAGTAGTCGCAGCGACGCACGCAGAGCGTGCGCGAGACGATCGTCACCGCGATTTCTGGATGGACGCTTTGGAAAAATTTTCCAAGGGTTTTCGGTGGCTGGCGCTACCCGCTAACGCTTGTGGGGCTTTGATCCCACAGGTGTAACGCCAGCTAAAGTTAGCTTTGGTGATTGATCAGTCTTTACCTTATGTCAAATATTGTACGTACGTAGACTGATCGCGACGATTCGGGCAATCAAAGCAGCCCTGTCCCTGACAATCACGCGTCCGGCAACAGCGTAGCAGGCCCAAAATCACCTCCTTCGACACGCCTGCCATGATCTGATGACATAGGAGCTCCGGCCGAATCTCGCCGCCCATTCGCGGAATTCCGCCCGAGGCGCCCCGATGCCGAGGTTTTCCGCGATCAGATTGGCAGCGTCCACAACGACCTGAGCCGCACGACGTGCAGCCGTAGGGCTATTGGTGAGAAAAAAACGGCAGCATGACTGCCTCGGACATTCCACTTAAAAATATCGAAAACCTGTCCGAACGAACGAGACCACCTCTCTTCGCCGAGCTGAACGACTGGCTCGGCGAGGAGGTTGTGACGTTCGACGATTACGAGATTCCGCCGGCGCCGGTTGCGGCGTAGCGCGCAGGCCAGTGCAACGCCGCGCATCCGGCCATCGATGGCGTTACGCGTGCGCAGCCGTGCGAACGCGCGAGCGTGCACGCGTGCGCGAGCGTGCACGCGTTGTTGCCGGCGCGGGCACCGGCGCAGGTTCGGCCGGCGCAACGGTCAGGTGCAGCCCCAACGCGCCCACGACTTTCATGATCGTTGCGAATTCCGCGTTCCCACCTTCCGACAGCGCGCGATAGAGCGCTTCACGCTTCACGCCGGACTCGCGCGCGAGCGCTGTCATGCCGCGCGCTTTCGCGACGTTCCCGAGCGCGGCTTGAATCAGCCGCGGGTTTCCATCCTCGAACGCTTGCGCCAGGTAGTGACGAATCGTTTCCTCGTCCTTCAGGTACTTCGAGCCGTCGAACTCGGCCAGTTCGCTGATTTTCATACTCAATCCTCCAGTTCGCCAGCGATTTGCTTCGCTAGCTTGATGTCCTTCTTCTGCGTCGACTTGTCCCCGCCGCACAACACCACGACGATAATTTTTCCGCGCCGCACGAAATAGGCCCGATATCCCGGCCCCACATCAATCTTCATTTCGTTGACGCCGTCGCAGACTGCGCGCCACTGGCCGAGATTGCCAAGCCCGGGTAACAC